GGCCGGGCAGGTCGGGCGGCGCGCGAGCGAGCTTGCGGAACAGATGATGACCGGCAAATGGCCGGAAGAATGAGGTGAAGCATGGAACAGTTTATCAATGACATGTTCGGTTCGTATGCCGGGCTGGTTCTCTCCCTGATGGGGGTATGCGCCGCTGTCTGCGCCCTGCTCCCCGCGCCCGCGGAAGATTCCAGTACGGTTTATAAAGTTGTCTATAAAGTCCTGAACTGGATAGCCATGAATATCGGCAAGGCTGAAAACGCCGACGACACTGCGCAGGCGCAGAAGAAGGCGTGATGTGGGCGGCTGGCAGAACATGCTTGCGGCGGCTCTGCGGGCTTTTGCGGCGTTCCTGCAATACTTGCGGGCGCGCCGTGATGCCGCTTTCCGCGCTCGCGCTGCTGCTGACGGTTCCGGGGTGCTGCTCGACCAGCTCAATCCCGGACATGCCGACACTGCCGGTGCTGACCAGTCTGCAACGTCTGACGCTCAACGGAACGCCGGGCGTGTGGATGGATGACGCCGACGCCGGACGACTGGCCGTGTGGATTCACGATGTGACGGGGACAAACTGATGCGAGGCGCAAACGTGGATATATCGCCGAACGGCTTGCGGGAAGCGCAGGAATATTCGTCTGTCCTTTCCAACCTTTTTCCGATCATGGTTGTGGGCGGCGTTGCCGCGCTGGTCCTGAATCTCAGGCGTTCCTATTACGAGCGTACCTGGGCGCAGCGCATAGGCTCGCTTGCCGTCGCCGCCGTCACAGGCTGCGTCTCCGCCTCTGTCGCTGTTCTGGCTGTTCCCATGCTGTTCCCCGGCAGTTCCGCCGAGATGCATCTTCTTGTGGCCGCTCTCGGCGCAAGCTGCGGACAGAAGACGTTTGACGTGCTGATGCGCCGCGTCCTTGGCCTTTCCGTGGTCGACTTCCGCAAGCCGGAAGAACTTCGCGGCATGATGACCCCGGAAGAACGCTGTCAGCATGTCGAGCAGTGCCCGTTTCACCATGAACATGAAGAGAGGGCAAAAAACGGGGGACGGCAATGAGCGCACGCTATGACTGGGAAACCATTCGCGCCGAGTATGAGGCCGGGGCCTCCATGGGCGAACTGTCCCGCAGGCATGGCGTGGACAAGGCGGCTATCAGCCGCAGAGCAAAAAAGGAAGGATGGATTGCTGACCTTTCCGAGGTCGTAAACCGGCAGGCTGAAGCGAAAGTCAACGGCATAGTCAACACCGTTGACCCCAAAAAAAGGGCCGAAGCCGTTGACCGTGCGTCCGACGCCAAGGCCGCTGTCATAGTCCGCCACAAGACGGAGTGGGAACGGCATCAGGCGCTTATTGATGAGGCTCTGGAAGCCGGGGATTTCGACAAGGCCAAGCTCGCCAAGATTACGGCGGAAACGCTGAAAATCCGGCAGGAAGGCGAACGCAGGGCATGGGGCATTACCGACAGGACGGAAACGGAAGTCTCCGGGGGAGTGGCTGTCAAGCATAGCGTCAGCGCGGAAATCTCGGACATGCTCGGCATGGTGAAAGGCGGCGGGCATGAACAGGCTTGAAACAATATCCGTTTATGCCGGGGCGAAACATGCGGAAGACCTGCGCGCCCTGTGTTCCGGCGATCTGTTTTTCCTGCTGGTCTATGCCATGCGCCGGAAGGACATGGATAATGACTGGATATTCGCACGGTGCAGGGAGGTACAGGGAAGCCCGGACGGGTATCTCGATTTGTGGGCGCGCGAACATTACAAATCCACCATTATCACCGTCGGATTGACCATTCTGAATATCCTGAACAACCCGGATATCACCGTGGGGATTTTCAGCCACTCCCGGCCCATTGCGAAGGCTTTTCTCCGTCAGATAAAGCGGGAATTTGAAACGAACAGGCTCCTGCAGGAATTGTTCCCGCATATCTGCCCTCCCGGGCGCGGAGAAACCCGGACATGGAGCGAAGACGGCGGGATTGTTGTGCGACGCGGGGGGAACCCCAAGGAAAACACCGTGGAAGCGTGGGGGCTGGTGGACGGCCAGCCGACGGGCAAGCATTTTGATCTGCTGGTGTATGATGACGTGGTGACACTGGAATCCGTCAGCACGCCGGAACAGATTCGGAAGACGACGGAAGCATGGCGGCTTTCGCTCAATCTCGGAGCGCGCGGCGGCGCACGGCGGATGATCGGCACACGCTACCATGCCAACGATACCTATGCGGAACTGCTGAAGCAGAAAAGTGTGATTCCGCGTCTTTATCCGGCCACGGTCGACGGCACGTTTGAAGGCGAACCCGTGCTTCTTTCCCGCGAGGCGCTGAACGAAAAGCGGCGTGATATGGGATCATTCGTGTTTTCCTGCCAGATGCTGCAAAACCCGCTGGCCGACAAGTCCGACGGTTTTCGTCCGGAATGGCTGCGCTACTGGGAACCGCGCCGGGAGTTCTGGGAGCCGATGAACCGCGTCATATTTGTGGACCCGGCGGGGAGCAGGAAAAAGGACAGTGACTATTCGGTATTCTGTGTCGTGGGCTGGAACACTGACCGCAATGTGTATCTCATTCACGGGGAGAGAATTCGGGCCAATCTGACGGAACGCACGGCGACGCTTTTCCGGCTGGTACGCGAGTTCAACCCGATCCTTGTGGGATATGAGCGATACGGGATGCAGGCGGACATTGAACATATCCAGAGTGAAATGCGGCGCGTCAATTACTATTTCGGCATCCGCGAAATGGGGGGACAGACACCGAAACCCGACCGTATCCGCAGGCTGATTCCGTGGTTTGAACAGGGACGGCTTTTCCTGCCCGTGCAGAGTACCTTTCGGGACAATGAAGGCTCCCTGCGGAATTTCACGCGGGAATTTGTGGAAGAGGAATACGACACGTTCCCCGTCTGCGCTCATGACGACATGCTGGACTGTCTTGCGCGACTGGCGGAGCCGGAACTCGGAGTGGGCTTCCCCGATGCGGCGGACGGCATGAACGCGGTTGAACGGGAACTCGCGCGCATTGCCGAGAAGGAGTTCCGTGGGCCTCACGGGCTGCTGTACGAATGGAGGGACAGAGATGCCTTCTGAGTACCGTTTTGTCGTGGCCGACACGCCGGAACTGCGCCGGATGCCGTGGGAGAAGATGGAAGCGGAGGGACTGACGCGGACGGTACTGTGGAACTGTGCGCGGCCGACGCTGTATGACTGGCTGGAACTGGTTTCGCCGTCCCGGACGCTGACGGGATTGGCCTTTGACGATGGCCGATGCGGCGATGTGGCCGGGGCGCTGTGGGTTCTCCCTTCCGGACTGTGCGGCACGGTGCATTTCGTCATCTTCCGGGACTGGCGGGAAGACAGTGCAAGGCTGGGGCGCGAGGCGGTGCGCTGGATATTCCGGACATGGCCGCTGGAAGCCCTGCTTGCGGCGTTCCCGGCCCGGTACCGGCATCTGTATCCGTTCATGGATGCTCTGGGCTTTGAGCTGTGGCCGGAGCGGCTGCCCAAAGCCTGCCCCATGCCCGCGAAACACAATCCGGCGCGCTGTGCGGACATGGCTCTGGCGCTGCTGAACAGAAAAGACATGAGGTGAATCATGGGCGGTGTGGTGAGTTCAATTTTCGGCGGGGGGAAGTCTGCGCCTTCCGTCATTACCTACGAGGCGGAAGAAGCCCCCCGCGAACAGGAACAGGAAGCGGAAAGCTCCTCTGTGCGCGACGAGGAACAGCGCAAGATGCGGCGTCGCCGTCAGATGGGCGGAACGATACTGACCTCTCCGCTCGGCACAACGGGAAGCGTATCCGGTACGGGAAACAGCCTGCTCGGCAGGATGGGATAGCGCATGACGGACGTGAAGGAATTGAAACAACTGGTGTCGCATCTTGAAGGACTGCGGACGAAGCGGCTTGCTCAGCAGTACGAGATAGGCAGGCTGATTCTTCCGTCTCGCGGGCTGTTCCGGGGTGAGGAGACGGAGAGCCTGCGCGATGCCAATCTGTTCAATCCCGTCGCGCAAAGGGCGCTGCGCAAGGCCGCCGCAGGCATGACGCAGGCCATTACGCCCGCGTCCGATCCGTGGTTTCGTCATGCCTTTCTGTCCCGTGCCGACAGGGAGGCCACGGGCGGGAACGAGTATGTGGACACGGTGGACGCGCGTATCCGGGCCGTGCTTTCGGCGGGGAGCTTTTATCAGGCTGTCCATGCCTTCAACAAGGAATTGCTGGCGTTCGGCTGCGCGCTGCTGTCCTGCGAGTCTTCGCCGCGCACGGTGGCAAGGTTCGCCTGCCAGACCTGCGGAACGTATGCCGTGGCGCTGGATGAGGACCGGATGCTTGCCTGCGTGGTACGGCGGCTGAAGATGACACCCCGTGAACTGGCGGAGCGTTTCGGCAGGGACAGGCTTTCCGATGTCACGCGAAAGATGCTCGACGACAGGCCGTATGCGCCCGTGGAAGTGGTGCATGTCGTGCAGCGCCGGGAGAACGCGGATGCCTCCCGCCGCGACGGGCTGAATATGCCCTTTGCCTCCTACTGGTACGAGGAGAACGGGGAACATTTGTTGCACGAGGGCGGTTTCCGATCCATGCCGTTTTTCTTCACCGTATGGGAAGAGGCGCGGGGAATATACGGCGCCGGGCCGGGGGATGAAGCTCTGGCCGATCAGAAGGGGATTGAGGCGTGGGAACTGCGCAAGATGCTGGGCATCGAGAAAATGATCGATCCGCCGCTGCTTGCGCCAGGCACGCTGAAACGCCATGTGCGCGTCGCTCCAGGTGAAGTGGTGAGCGATTCCGCCGCGACGCAGAACAACGCCCTGCGCCCGCTGTATGAAGTGAATTTCGGCCCCGCCGTGCAGTATGTGCAGCAGGAAGTGCAGCAGATTTCCATGCGGCTTGAGGACGTGATGATGGCGAACATTTTCGCCAATATGAGTCTGGAAACGCGCCCGGCAGGGATGACCATGACGGAATACATGGACAGGCGCAGACGCTCCGCCGAACTCATGGGGCCGACGGTTTCTGCCTATGAGCCGCGCGTGCTGAATCCGCTGATTGAAAGAGTGTTCGCGCTGCTGGACGAAGCCGGGATGCTTCCCCCACCCCCTGACGGACTTTCCGAGTGGGCGACGCTGAGTGTTTCCTATCAGTCGCCCATGGCGCAGATGCTCGAACAGTCCGGAGCTGTGGCGACGGCGCAGTTCATGGAACAGGTTGCGCCTCTGGTGCAGGTGAATCCGGAGATTTTCGACAAGCTCGATACGGATCAGATGGTGGATGAGCTTGCACAGCGCATGGGTGTTCCGGCTTCCATCATCCGTTCCGATGAACAGGTGGCGGCGATACGTCGGCAACGGGCGGAAGCGCAGGCGGCACAGCAGGCGCAGGCAGTCGCCATGATGCAGGCGGAAGCGGCCGCGAAGCTGGGCGGCGTCAGCACACAGGGCACGGTGGCGGGCGCGGTGCTGGGAGCCGATGAGGAGGCGTCGTCATGATGACGCGGGAACAGGCGCAGGCCGTCCGGCTTGCGGAAGAAGAGAAAGCGCGCCGTGACTGGCATGACGCGCTGCAAAACGAGGCGGCGTTCCGGGTGTTCCTGCGGCTGCTGGAAGGGATGGGCGCAAACAGGCTCATGATGTCGGAAGATGACATGCGTCTGCGGAACCTGGCGGAACAGATACTTGACTGCATCGCGGACGCCGACCCGGAAACGTATGTCCGCATGATGCGGGAGCTGAAAGGCATATGAGGGAAAAGGCGAGGGAGGAAAACCTTTCTGAAGAAAGGTTCTCCCTCCCCCGCGCCCCCTCCTTTCCAAAGACTTTTATCTGGAGGTCAATACGATGGATGAGGAACTGAATGGCGGCATTCCGGGAGGAGAAGGCAATGCGGGCGGCGCTGCGGGCACGACCGATCCTGTTCCGGCGGGAACGGAGAATCCGTCTGCCGGGAATGGCCCTGCGCCTGCGGGCACTCGGGAAGGCGGTTCCCCGGCGGACTGGCGTTCGGGCCTGCCCGATGGATGGGCGGACAGGCTGAAGGACGTGAAGGACGCGGACGAGGCCATGAAGGCGCTGGAACGCGGCCTTGCCCATCAGCCCGCCCAAAAGCCGGAGGATATCGCGCTCAAGTATCCGGAGAGTTTTACGGGGGCGATAGATGAAGGCGTGGAGAACAATTTCCGCGAGTTCTGCGTGAAGGAAGGCATCACGCCCAAACAGGCGCAGGCGCTTCTTGACTGGCAACTCGGAGCCAACAGGGAAATTCTCGACAAGGTTATCGAGGACGGCACGAAAGCCCTGCGGGAAGCGTGGGGAAGCCGCTTTGACGAGAACCGCGATACGGCGCTGAAAGCCTTTTCCGCGCTGGACAGACGCATGAACGGGGAACTTTCCGGCTCCGTGGCCGGGCGGAACATGGCCAATGATCCGGCCTTTGTGCGGGCGTTTCATGAAATCGGAAAACTTCTTTCCGAGGACGCTCTTTCCGGCGGTTCAGGAGCAACGCCCTCCGACGGCAGGGAAAGCGCGGAAGACACCTATAAAAACATGTTCAAGGGGTAAGGTATGGCAGGCGAACAGACATTGCATGAAATCGCGCTGGACAAGGCGAAAAAGCGTCCGGAGCTTGTGGACTATCTCACTGAGGAAGCGCCGATTCTGAATATGGTGAAATGGATTGCCGCGACGCACGGACTGTGGAACGTGGAAGAAATGCTCGACAACATCCAGGGCGCGAGTTTCACCGACCTTGGCGCGCCTCTGGCTTCCATGAAGGCGGAAACGCAGCTCCGGCAGACATATGTCAGTCTGCTCGGCGGCGAGGTTGAAGTCAGCAAGGACAAGGCGCAGCAGTTCGGCGGCGCGCAGAAGTATTTCGCGCGGCGGGAAAAGGCGTTCTTCCGGCAGGCGGGCATGGACACCGAACTGGCTATCTGGCGCGACTACTGGCGCAAGGCGGCGCTCAAGGAAAAGCTCGTCACCAAATGCAAGGCGACGAAAGACGCCTATACCATCATGATTGTGCGCTTTGACGGGGAGAACAACGTCGGCATCTATGACCCCACGCAGTTCAATCAGGGCCGTCTGCTTGATCCTTCGCCCATCAACGGCGGCGCGCTGTATCACCTGCGCAGTCAGCCCGGCGTGCTGGGCTACGGAGTGGAATATCGCGGGCGTTTCGGCTGGCAGTTGCTCAACCCGGCCCGCGCCGTCCATGCCATCGTCAATATCGACGCGGCCAACCTGCCCACACTGACGCAGATTGAAGATGCTATCGCGGCGGTGCGCGGCTCGGCGGCGAACACCTATATCTTCGGGCATCATAAAATCGTGCAGAAGACGTTCAGCGCAATCAAGCAGGCGGACATCATGTATGTCAACAGCGACAACAACATTCAGACCGTCATCGGCGCTGTCAACGGCATCAGGATTATCGGCTCCTACAACCTGCCTGACGGCACGGAAAGTGCCGTAGCATAAAGGAGAACAGCATATGGCTTTTGGATATGGTTCGGAAAACCGCTGGCATGATCAGTATTTCGGAAAAAATGTGACGGTGGAAGCAGACGGCACGGAATGCCCCGAACGGCTGGCCGTGGGCGAACATCACGGCGCGCTGGCCGTGACGGTGGCTGCGGCCGCAGCAGGAGCCGTGACCAACGGCACCATCACTCTGCTGGACAGTGACCAGGTGGATTGCGGCTTTGCCGAAAAAGAAGATGCGCCCGTTCTCACGGTAAAAAGCGCCGCCCCGGAAACCGGGGATATCATCGCAAAGATGGTCTTGCCGGACTGCAAGAGATATGTCGGTATCAAGCTGGGCGGCACCATGCCCAACTGCGACGTGTTCCTTTCGTATCTGGCGCGCTGATACCAGCAAGGCAGGCCGGACATGATCACGACGACGAAAACAGTTGCCAGATACACGGTAACAGATGGAGTGCTGGATTACAGCGTTCCATTCCCCTTGTATGAAGCGGGGGATGTGCTGGTGTTGTGGTCGGCTGCCGGAGGAAAGGAAAGCGCCCTTGCCCTGACGAATGATTACAGCGTCGAGATTTTCTCCGACGGTTCCGGCGGCATGGTGACACTCCTTGCCGGGCGTGTCCCGGCGGGAGCGACACTGGCCCTGGTGAGCAATATCCCTGAAACGCAGGAACTCGACCTTTCGCATACGGCGGAAGTCGATACGGAATCACTGGAACGGGAGCTGGATCGGCAGGTGCAGATGATCCAGCAGCACCGTTCCGAACTGGACCTTTGCATCAAACTGAATGTGACGGACAACCGGACGCCGGAAGAAGTGGCGGATGAGTTGTTCGAGGCACGGGACAGGGCGGAAACGGCAGCGAAAAAGGCTGCTTTCAGTGAAGATGAGGCCGGAAAGCAGGCTGCTCGTGCGGAGGATGAGGCCGACAGGGCAAAGGCGGAAGCCGACCGGGCGGCACAGGCCGCGCAGACTGCCGAACTGGACGCGGGTGCGCTCAATGTGGACGCCACATGGACACTGGGCAACGCCGTAGCTCCGGGAGAAAACATTATTCTTCCTGTTATCTATTGGCCCGGACGGGCCATGCTGCATCTCAGTTATGACGGCGTGGAACTGTACCGGGGCGCACAATATGAAGAAACAGGGGAAAAAGATACGCTGTCCTCCATTGTGAAGGCACTGATACCCATCCCTGCGGGAACCGTCATGCACGCATGGGTCATTGCCTCCAATGTGGCCCGTCATGTGGAAGAGGCGGAGGAGAGGGCAAAGGCCGAGGCTGACCGCGCGGAGAGAGAAGCGGACAGGGCAAAAAGTGAAGCTGACCGCGCAGCGGACGCTGTCATTCTCGGCACGCAGGCGGAAAACCTCGAGGCCGTCTGGACCCTGGATGCGGACATTCCGGCAAGCGGCACGCTGGCTCTGCCCCTGTCCTACTTCGCGGGACGGAACATGCTGCACCTCAGTTACGACGGCGTGGAGCTGTACCGGGGGCCGCAGTATGAGGAAATCGGGGAAAGGGATGAACTTTCCTCTTCCGTAAGGATGCTCATTCCCCTCTCGCGTGGGACGGTGATGCACGCATGGGCTGTGGCTTCCAACGTGGCGCGGAACGTGGAGGAAGCGGAGGAACGGGCAAGGGCCGAGGCTGACCGCGCAAAGCAGGAAGCGAACAGGGCGCATGACGAGGCTGAACGGGCGGAAAAGGCCGCAAACAGCGCCGAGAACGAGGCCGACAGGGCGGAAACCGCCCGGAACGTGGCGCAGAATGCCGCGCAGGAAGCCACGGAGCAGGCGGACAGGGCCGACGATGCGGCAATCGACGCGGGCAAATATCGCAATGATGCTCTTGATGCCGCGAAGTGTGTAGCAGCATCCCTGCGCAGCCGCAGTCTGGCGTCAATACAGAATCAGGAACTTCTGAGCAGGGTCCCCTCCGGATTCTTTGTCATCAATACTGACATTGTTTTGCCCGGCACTATCCAGCAGCCGCTCACTCCCGTGGACAGTGTAGAGGACATTCCGAACATGGACGGCTTTTTTCTTCTCGTCCCGCCCTTTGAGAACGACTGTCCGCCTCGGCCCGAAGAACCGGAACCGCCGGAAAAGCCTGATGTGCCGGACTGGACGCTGCCCTGCGGCAGGCGTGTAAAAATATGAATACCATTATCAAAAGGAGCAACCTCATGGCTGCACCCGAAGTTACCGAACTTGACACCCCGCTCTATCAGCGCGTGGGAGAAAACCTGTATCAGCTCAACATTCAGACCACCGCCAAACAGGTGAAGATGAAGAGCGAAACGGATACTGACAGTGATGTTCAGGCGGAAATCGAAGCCCTGCGCAAAAAGGTGGACAATGTTCTTTCCGCCAATGATGCCATGGTCTTCAAGGGCGTGGTCAATCAGGATTCCGATATCGCCGCCGCCGACTATCAGGCTGGCTGGACGTACAAGGTGGGAACCGCCGGGACGTACAAGGGACAGAAATGCGAAATGGGAGACCTCATTGTCTGCATCAAGGACTACGCCTCCCCCGGCGCAAACGCCGACTGGACTGTGATTCAGACCAACATCGACGGGGCAGTGACCGGGCCGGAAAGCGCCGCGGACGGCAACCTGCCCGCCTTCGACGGGGCCACGGGCCGCATCATCAGGGACAGCGCCCTCAGGACGGCGGACGTGTCCGACGCCGTGGCGAAGAAGCACGAACACGCCAACAGGACCGACGTGCTGGACAAGCTGTCCACGCAGGACGGCGAACTGCTGTTCGACGGCAAACGCATCAATGACGGGCTGGTGGAAGTGGCCTCCGCCGCGAACATTGATGCCATCCCCGAAAATCTGCGCGACGGCGGGCTGCTGATCATCGCCCCCGCTCTGGGCGCGTAACCCCTTTGCGGCCCGCTCCTTCCCTGTGGAAGAGAACGGGCCGCGCATGGAGGAAACATGACGACAAAAGCCGTGACTCTTGCGCGGAAAAACGGAACCGGCGCGGACCTGCTGCTGCCCCGCACCAGCGCCGACCTTGTGGGCTATGAGAAGGAAAACAGCACCGCAACAAATGTCAGGGAAGCCCTGGACGAGATGAACGACAACTTTCAGGGGGAAAAGCCCGGCATCGTGAAACGGGTGGAGACGCTGGAAGAAAAAGTTCAGCCCTTCACCGCCCCCACGGCATCGGCCGCCGGTACGGAGGGGCTGGTGCCCGCGCCGCAGGCTGTTGACCCCAGTCAGCAGGCGTTGCGTGTTCTGGGGCTGAATGCGGCGTTCAACACGCTTACTGCCGGTAGTTTTGATCTCTCGTGGGAGCGCACTGATTCAACTAACCTTGTATTGGGCGCGAGTAATTGTGCATACGGAACGAACCTCGAAGATCTGGTAGTGGCAGGGGACTATTATGCCAGTCAATGGACAAATGCCCCCGCTGATGGTGAAGGCGTTTACAGCTTGCGCGAAATGCGTACATACGGTGATGCTAACTCGACAATGAGAGTTGCGCACGCCTTTTTCTATGCTATTTCCGCCGGGAAACTCTTCTGGCGTGGTGGTGTAGCAGCACGGCCTGCCGGTCAAAGACAAGAATGGCGAGATTGGTTTGAAATCCTCGGTGGTAATTTCGCCCCCATGCCGACGCTATCTGCTGGTGTGGGACAGGTGTATTTTCTGCCTTATGGCAGTGGAACTCTGCCTGAAGGCGGCACATGGGTAGTGTTCACCATGGGCATTGATATCGGTGGGGGGCAGACACTGGGGTCCGTGCAATTCCTTGCCGGAGGAACACTCGTCGGCAATGCCGGTACCGGATGGGTAATGGCTCAACGTATCGCATGAGGTGATTATGACATCCTGGCAAGATTCATCGATTATTCGCCGTGCAGACGGCTCTTATGTCATCACGCACAATGGCTATCCCTACCATGTTGTCAACGATGAGGAGGTGGCGTCTTTCTGGGCCGAAGTCGACGCCTGGGCGCAGGCGCATCCCGATCAGGTGGCCGACGAACCCGTGCCCACGGAAGAGGAACTGCTGGCCCGTGCCAAGGCGATAAAGACGGCGGAGCTTGACCGGGCCATGGCCGATATCGACGCGGAACTCATCCGCTCGACGACCGACATTGTGGCCGCCATGCTCACCCCCGCGACGCTGGCGGCGGAAACTGACGCGGCTCTCCTGAGCGCAGACGAGCTGGAAAAAAGCAAGGTAATCTTTGTGACACTGCGGCAGGTGCAGGCGCAGAACCGCGCCCTGCGCGAACAGGTGCAGACGGCGCAGAGCGTGGAAGAGGTGCAGGCCGTGGAGCCTGTCATACCCGATATGGCTGCGCTGGCGGCGGGAATAACCGCATAGGAAGAGTCATGCCAGCCAAGCTTGATATCATCAACGCGGCATTGACACGGGCCGGAGCGCGGGGAGTGAACTTCTCCGCATCCGGTTCACCGGGGGCGCAGGTGGCCGACGCGGCCTATACCCGCTGCCGGGATTACTGTCTTTCCCTGTATCCGTGGCCGTTCGCCCTGCGCCTCGTCAAACTGGCGCGGGCGGCGGAGGCTCCGGTCTTTGGGGCACGGCACGCCTACACGCTGCCCGGCGACTGTGTGCGGGTCATTGAGGCGGTGGGCGAAGGCGAAGCGGCTCTGCGGCACGCGATTGTCGGGAACAGTCTGCACACTGACGCGGAAGCCGTGAATCTGCGCTATGTGAGCAACAGCAGAGACGTGCCCATGAGCGAAGCCTTTGCCGATGCCCTGGCGTGGCGGCTGGCTTTTGAAATCTCCCCATATCTGGAACAGGGGGGAAGCAATGCGCAGAACTTTTTCCAGCTTTTTGAACAGGCTCTCGACCGGGCAAAAGTGGATGCGGACGCGCAGGACAATCCCGGTCCGGCGCGTTGGCCTTCTCTTTTCCTGCGGGAAAGGCGGGTGAACTGATGCCCATTTATCATACGCAGAATGTCCTGAATGGCGGGGAGATTTCGCCCCTGCTCCGGGGGCGGGTGGATCAGCCGCGTTACAGCACCGGCGCGCGGGAAATGCTGAACTTTGTCCCCATGCCGCAGGGAGGAGTGACGCGCAGGCCGGGAACACGCTTTCTCGGTTCCGCCCTGCACGCTTCCGCGCGGCTGATTCCTTTTGTCTTTTCCTCCACACAGGGGCGGATGCTGGAGTTTGGAGAAAGGAACATGCGCGTCTGGCTTCCGGACGGAAGAATGGTAACAAAAGGCGGTGCGGTTATGGAAGTCGCGACACCCTTTGCCGCCGCCGATTTGCGGGCGCTGAGATTCGCGCAGTCCGCCGATGTGATCTTCTTTGCGCATCCGAACTATGCGCCGTGCAAGCTCTCCCGGTATGCCGACGACGACTGGAGATGGACGACGCTGACATTCATGCCGTCCATTTCAGCGCCGAAAAAGCCTACATTGCAAATTTTGGACAAGCGGGCTGATGATGACAAACCCAAAAATCCAAGCAAGACGGATTACAGCTATGTGGTGACGGCTATTGACGAGGAGACGGGGGAAGAGTCCTCAGTTTCTCCTGCCGCCACGATTCAGGCTGAGGCCCTGAACAGCGTCGATTACCATATCCGCATCACATGGCCCGCCGTATCTGGGGCCAGCGAGTACCGTATCTATAAGAAAAAAGTAGGGGTATTCGGATTCATCGGGCGGGCAGGCAAAGACGATACAACATCCGCAACCACAACGCTTCAGGGGATCGATATCGGTGGGTATCGGTTTTCCCGGACGGCAGACGATCTGTTCGTCTCAGTCCTGACCAAATCTGTCGAAACCCCTGAAGGAACAACAACTGTCGTCACTGGGGTCAAGGTTGGAAAAACTGGCATTTTTTGGGACCCACAGACTTATCCGGCATGGTACAATGCCTCATTGCGAAAGCTTTTCGTTTATCACGAAAAGGAAGAACAGGGAGTTCCCGCTGGCTGGATCGGAGTCGATAACGTCCCTTCGGGATATCTGGGAGAGTACGGAAGTTTCACAAGCTATACAGGTTTCGGTCAGAGTTCAGAATATCCTCAAGGGTTCCAAGGTGATATTCAGGCCAATCCTGTCTTTCTTTACACATATGCACAATACTATGACGACAAGAACATCGGGGCGGATACAGAGGATACTCCTGTTGAATACAAGAATCACTTTGAAGGAGAGGGGAATTATCCTTCACAGGTATTCTTTCATCAGCAGCGGCTTGGCTTCGCCTCAACGAAAAACAGGCCGATCACCATCTGGCTTTCCCGTTCCGGCGAGTTTGAAAGCATGGCCGCTTCCGTACCACCCAAGGATGACGACGCTATAGAAGTTACGCTTGCGGCCACGCAGGCCAACCGCATTGTCTGGCTCCAGCCGGACAGAACATCGCTTGCCTTCGGGACGGAGGGAAGCGAGTGGACGCTCTCGCCTTCCGAGGGAGTGGCTCTGACGCCCTCCACGGTATCGTTTGAATTGCAGACGACCAACGGGGGAAGTGACACCGTTCCGGCCCTGTCCGTGGGTGGAAGCGTTCTTTATGTTCAGCGCGGTTCCGGGGCTGTGCGGGAATTTGCCTACAACTACAGCGCGGACAAGTATCTGGGTCAGGATTTGACCATTCTGGCCCGGCATATCGTCAGAGATGTGGGTATCGCGGCGTGGTCATACCAGCAGGAACCGTTCAGCGTGCTCTGGTGCGTCATGAGTGACGGAAGCATGGCCGGGCTTACCTATATGAAGGAACAGGAAATCATCGGCTGGCATCGGCACGGGACGGATGGAGAATTTCTGGATGTGGCCGGTATCCCCGGCGTGCCGGATGATCAGCTCTGGTTCCTTGTGCGGCGGGGCGATTCGGTGTTTGTGGAACGACTGGAAACCTTCTTTGACTCTGATGACCTTGCGGAAGCGTATTTTCTGGACAGTGCCCTGAATTATCGTGGTGAAGCCGTGCGGCAGTTCAGCGGGCTTTCCCATCTTGCGGGGCGGGAAGTGCAGGTTTTTGCCGACGGCGGCACCATTGACGGGCTGCGGGTATCGGATGCCGGAGAACTGACGCTGAAAAACGCGGCGGAATCCGTGCATGCGGGATTGCCCTACACTTCCCGCATTATCCCCAATCTGCCGGAGATTCAGACGCAGCAGGGTTCCACGATGATGCACAATCGCAAAATCCTTTCCACCCGGCTGCGCATCTATCGCAGCATGTCTTTCATGGCCGGACTGGAAGGGAATCTTGTGCCCGTTGTGGACAGGAACATTCTTTCCGGGGCGTTCAGGACGCGGCCCTTTTTCAGTGAGGGAACCGATCTGGCTCTGGATGTCTGCGGCGGGTGGGCGGATGAGTCCCCGCTGTTCATGGAAGTAAGCAGCGCCACGCCGCTGACGATTCTTGCCCTGCTCACGGCTATGGATGTTTCCGCGTATTCGGGCAAGGGAGGTTGGTAATATGGGTGCTGCAACTCTTGCTCTTGCGGCGGGCGGGCTTTCCGCTGTTTCCAGCATTGTGTCCACAAGCCAGGCAAACAGGGACGCAAGATATCAGGCGCAGGCGGCGGAAGCCAACGCGCGGGCCGCGCGCAATCAGGCTAAAATCACGGCGGAGAAAGGCCGCATTGAAGCGGAGAATATTGACCGGGAGCGCAGCGCCCTGACGCGGGCGTATGCCGATATGCAGGCCGGGAATGCGGCGGGGTTCGGCGCTCTGGGCGTGGACATGAGTTCCGGGAGCGCGGCGGACGTGTTCGCGGGCAACGCCTCGCGCTATGCCTCGGATGTGGCGCTGAACAGCTATCAGAAGAATGTGATGGAATGGGAGACGCGGCAGAATGTGAACGCCGCCCTGACCAATGCGGCCAACTATGACAATCAGGCCAGCTATTACAAAAGCACGGTGCAGGGGCTTGGCTCGACCCTGCTCACCGCCGGACTGTCCGGGCTGACTTCCGGGCTGGGCGTGTACTCCATGGCCGGAGGGTTCGGAGGGACGGAAGGACTGGCCGGGGCGGGCGGCGCGGGCGCGAAAATGAACGGACTGAACAAGGGGCTTGTTCATCCTGACAGGAGATATTTTTGATGATCCGCATCCAGACTTACAATAGCACTCCCCGGCGTATACAGGCGGGCGGGATAAATCCCGGCAATCAGCCGACGCTCCGTACCGTATCCGGCAGGGCGGAGGACAGGACTCTGGCCGCCATGCTGCAAAGCGGCCTGAAACTGACGGATATTGCCGTCAAGGAATATGTCAGCAATGAAACGGCCCGCGTGTCGCAGTCCCTCCAGCAGATGAACGCGGAGCTTGCGGCGGAGCGGGAACGCTACATGCGGGAGAATCAGGGGCAGAACGCCCTGAACGCCGGGGAACATTTCGAGAACTTTGCACGGGAACTGGCGGAAAAGCACTTGGCGGACGGAAAATTTCAGGGCCGTTTCGCGCGGGAATTTGTGCAGCAGGCCGCCGGAACCGCCCTGCACTTCACGGAACAGGGCCGGAGCTATGCCGGACAACAGCGCGCCGCGTGGCAGGATTCCCTGCTGAAAGGTGAGATATCCACCTTTCAGAATCAGGTTGCGCAGAACTACGACAACAAGGACTGGATTGAGTTCAATCTGAACAACCTCACGCATCGCATAAACGAAATGCGCCCCGGTCTGGATAATCGCGCCCTGCTTGACGATGTGCGAAAGGATGCGGCGGAAGGGGTGATTGACGGTTTTCTGGCCTCCGGGCGTGTGGGCGATGCTCGCGGGGCGCTGGCTCAATACAGGGACATGCTGGGCGACAGGGCAAACGCGGTCAAGGTGAGAATCGACGCCCGCGCCGATGCCCTCCAGGCGAAGGCAGAGGCGCAGAGGAAGAAGGCGGAGCAGGTTCGCCTTGACGCTTTGAGCGCGGATATCTGGAAGGACACGGAAGGATTGACATGGGAAAAGCGCCGGGAAATGGCCGTTGAACAGATTGCGGCACGGACGGAAGACCCGGCCGAGAGGCGTAAACTGCTCATGCTGTTCGACAGCGATGCAGAATTTCAGAAAGTCCGTGAAGAAGCCGCCGACAACCGACAGGCGAGAACTTTTGTGGAAGAAGCACGCAAGGCCGGGCTTACTCCCACACAAGTTCTAACGCAGATCGATACAAACACGGATATGACGGATCGAGCCAAAACTCTGGCATGGGAGACTTTTCAGGGAAAAATAAAGGAAAGCCCGGCCAATCGTGCCGCGCTTGTGGAGTTGCGTGCGGAAATAGACAGGCGGAAACGTGACGGAACCCCGATGAGCGACGACGAAATCGAAGCCTACGGACTCAATAACGGTTTTACCAACGAGCAGATACACGGCGCGTATTCCTATAGGGACGGCGGCGGCAAAATGGGAGATATCACGCTCTCTGATCTTCAGAAGAAGTGGGATGCGCTGGACGGGCCAAAGCTCCCGAAAGATGTTGACCTGTACAGCCTTGTGGAAAGTCAGATTCCTGACGGGAAAACCGCCACAAAGGGAGACCTTGAGCGCATTCTCAGCAATCTTGTCATGGATGGAGAGATCAAAGGCGGCGGATGGGGCTATGGCAAAGACACACGAAACTATGAAGCCATACTTGACGAAACTCTCGGGACGTGGCTGCCGGGCACTGTCAGCAGGCAGGAAAGGGAAGAGGGTGAAGTCTTCCTTGCCGAAAAAGGCTGGCCCGTCACCGAAGAACTTCTTCACGTTTATGCCAAGGTGAGGCGGGGAATCCCGCACAATTCCATTTCCAATCCTGGAGACTGGCCGGACTTTTCTGCGGTTCAGGCCGCTCGACAACGGGAACTTCCCGGCACGGTGCCCGCGCCCTCGCCTTCCGTGGCATCCGTCATGCCTTCGTCTTCCGAAGCGGGAGCTTCCCCCGTACTTTCAACATCTGAACCGGAACAAGTGCCGTCCGCTGCCAACCCGGACATAAACTATGGAGAAGTTGAGCGCAGGAAAAGACAAGGGCAGGAGGCCAGAGAAGAAGCCCGGCGCAAAGCGGATGAGGAACGCGCTCGAGACAGGGAACGCAACAGGCCGGAACTGCGGGGAATTATTCGCCCTCCCGCCGCGCTGAACGAGCTTCATTCCTCCGATTCTGATATGAAGCATGATTATGTGGTGGTATTCGGCACCTTGCCGCCTTCCGGCATGACGGAAGCCGAACAGGAAGAAGCGATAAGGGATCGGCTTCATGAGGATTTAAAACCCGCCGGACTGTTTGGAATGGGCATTGGCGCAACGCGCGAGAATGAATCAAGGGAATCACGGCTGGACTATCTCAAGGAATATCTGAAAAACGATATCCGGGTAGATGGCCGATGGGTGAAAAAGGATTGGAAATAGATATGGAATCCATGGTTCAGAATGATCCGGTTCTTGGGCAGTATGTAAATAATCCTCTTCCTCCCGTGCGCGCGGCACTTGTTTCCTCGGAAGGACTGAACACGGAGAGGCTTGCCCGTGAACGCACGCTTTCCGCTTCGCTGGGTATTCCGCCGCGTCTGCTGCGTCCCGATATGGACAAGGCGGAACGGGAGGCATTGGCACAGCGCATCCAGTCCGACCCCGTACTTGCAAGATATGCGGGGATGAGTCCGGAAAATGCGGCCATTGTCCGCGACGATGAAGGCGGTCTGCTTGGCGTGATACATGCTGTGGGAGAAGCCGGACGCGATATCGGAGAAGCATGGGGCGCCGGGAAACGGCAGATTGAACTTTCCGACATGGGGAACCGGCTGGCCGACGGCGATGAAAGCGCACTGGCGGATATCGACGCATGGCATGAACGCGAAAGAACTTTCCCGGAAAGAGACACCCTTGCGGATACTTTGGGGCTGACCTCTGCGGTAACACAACTTCCCCGAATGTTCTCACGGGATATCCCAGAAGCCGTCAAATATGCGGCAGGCGGGGCGCTTGCGGGGGGAGGTTCGGGGGCGATTATCGGTTCCGCCATTCCAGGTGTCGGAACAGCGGGAGGAGCTGCGGCGGGGTTGAGAATCGGCGGCGGCGCGGGATGGGCGCTTGGTTCCGGTGTGGCCGCCTATCGTGCGGAACGGGGAAACTTCGCGGCGCAGTTCAGCCAGGAACGGGACGAAAACGGAAATCGCCCCGATCTGGAAACTCTGACTGTCTCGGCGGATACTTATGCCCTGCTCTCGGCGGGGATTGAAACTCTGGGGGAGGCGCTGTTTCTCAAACTTCTGAAGCCGGTTGCGGGGCAGGCTCTCGGACGCCTCGGCATACGCGGATGGCTGTATTCCGCCGTCAAGGAAGCGGCAAAAGACAAAAGCGCACTGGCTGTCATGGGGGATATCACCAGGCGCGTACTTGCGGGCGCCGCACTGGAAGGACTGGAAGAAGGTTCTCAGCAGCTTGTTTCCATCCTCGTTGAGTCCACGGCGAAGCGTCATGCCACAAGGGCGGGCGTCAACCAGTTTGCCGATGAAGGTCTTTTGCCGTCGGGGGCCGGCGCGGAAATTCTGGAGTCCGCAGTGGAAGGGGCAAAAGCCGGGCTGTGGCTTTCCGGCGGCCCCACGATCATCCTTGGTGCGGGAGAAGTGAGAAAAGCCCGGCAAACCGCAGAATGGGCGCAAAAGCAAAAAATGCTGAAATCAGCCGTGGATCAGACAAAAGTGCAGACGGCATCCCCAGAGCTGTCTGAATCATTCCTGCGGCGCGGCGCGGGGGTAACAGGCAATGTCAGTATTCCCGCCGACGCTGTGCTGGAATTGCACCAGTCCGGCATGGACATTCTGGAGCCTATGGGTTGGCAGGCTCAGGATGTGGCGGATGCCGCCGCAATGGGACAGGAACTTGAAGTTCCCCTTTCCCGCCTGCACACGCGGCTGGATAATACCACGTTCGGAGCGGTGATAGATGTTGCCCGCCGGACGCCGGACTCCATGACTGCGGTGGAGGCCGCTCAGATAAATGAACGCATTCAGGCTGATACGGAAGAAGTCAATGACGCCTTCATGGAATATCAGGCGGAGCAGAACACCATTGACGCGGAGATGGAGCGCGTCAGAAGTGAAATTTCCGGGGCGGTGGGAAGCGTGCCCGGCCTTGCTTCGCAGGTGAGGGCTGATTCAACTCTGGAGGAAACAGCCGCCGCCGATGGCATGACCCCGGAAAAGGCGGCGGATTATTATTCCCGTCTGCTGCTGAACTGGGCGGAGCGCAGGCAGGAACGCACGGGCGCTCCCATTGCCGAAAGCCTGCGGAAAGTCAATGTGCGGGGGCTGGTGCGTGACGAAAGCGGAAAACTGCTGACACCGGAAGAGTATGAGGCGCGTCTGATCAACCGCGAACTGGAAGAGGCTCAGGCTCCGTTCTGGGACGCGGTATGGGGGAGGTTGGACAGAGAGAGTCTGAAACGCGATTACCCGGATGCCGTGAGGGAACTCACGGCCATTTACGGGCGCGGAATTTTTGCGCGGAAGGGACAGGGACGGGCGCTGGATGACCTCGCGCAGGAGATGGAGAGTTTTTATATCCTTCCCGAAGGCGGCGGAGCCGATGCCCTCATGGAGCGGCTGAAACAGGGAAGCAGGCCCTCCCTGCGGATGCGGCAGGGGATAAAAGGCAAAAGTCTGTTCCAGCCTCTCAATAAAGGTGTGAATCTGGATCGCATGATTTCCACCACATTCATCCAGCGAAAGTATCCAGCCGCCACGCTGAAAGAGAAAAGAACGGCGGTATCCAAGGGAGAAAAGAAAAGCGTCCTTCAAGCGTTCAAGAAGGGCGTCCGCAACGAGGATACCGGATGGGTTATAGGTATGAGTGGCAATGACTTTGATGAACATCTAAAGTCTGACTATGCCAGCTCATATCTTATGGATCAGTATGAAGCCGTCTCTGCCTTGCCGAAACTGATGGAAAAGGCTGTGCTGGTAGAGTCGCACGATGACAGTCATGGAAGGGCGAACGTAAAAAAAGTTCATCGCTTCTATGCTCCTCTGAGCATAGACGGAGATACATATTCTGTTGTGCTGACTGTCAAGGAATTTCAAAACGGGGTTCTGCTTGTCGATGCGAAATCCCCCATGAAGCTGTATCACCACAGGCTGGTAAAGAAGATGCTTCCCGTCCAGCGTGGGTCCGTGGCTTTACAGGAAAGCCCCGAATCCGACCCGGGAAGCATCTCTTCCTATAGTTTGCGCGAACTTCTTGAAAACGTCAAGGATAACGACGGCATTCCGTATTTTCAATCCGCCTACCACGGCACACCGCTTGTCCGTGAAGGCATGACGCGCAAGCCGGACAGTGCCACGGCGAAGGTGATCAGCATCCCCGAGAATGCCGTGCCGGAGTTTTCCGGCATGAAGGACTTTGCCGACTGGGTAAAAACCATGCTGTCGGAAGGTGGAAATGTCCTTATCAAATCCACGGGACAGGAAGCACGTTTTTCCAGCGGGAATGTAAAGGCTTCGGTCAAGCGTTCACGCTCCAGAGAACATCGCAACGCCTATGCCGGACTGCGCGAAATGGTGGAAAATGCCGAGTATGACCATTATGAAGCACCGGATGGACGGCATCCTGACAGGGGTGGGCAGGACGTGTATTATTCCGCTCTTGCCATGGGCGGCAAGCTCTACTCGGTCAAGCTCAAGATGGATGTGGTGACGGAAGAAGAAAAGACTCAGCGTCAAACACAAGAAAATGTTCGCTATAAAGACCACAAACTTACAGAAATAGAAATAGCGTCAGTTCAAGATCGCGGTGTCTCCGAAATCGGCCAGCCCGCGCATGGAACAGACGCTATATCTGAGAGTAGTCTAGGCGTCCTGCGCGGTGCCGTCAAGCCTTCCATGATTGATGGGGGAATACTGTTCCAGACGGGAACGTACCAGACCCCTGATGAAGCCTTCGCCTCCGGCACGGAGGCAATGGAAAAAGTTATAGCCCAGCAGACGGATGTATTGGACGCCATGTTCAGGCCGGATGTCGGGAGCATCAGCTTTTACTGGGGAACGCCAGGAAAGGGGCCAAAGCTGAAAAAAGGCTCCGGCATATCCCACCTGATCGCGCACAGAAACGCACAGGGACTAGACGGGGAGGCCATTGCCCGAAAAATGCCGGAAGTTTTGGCCTATGGAAAAATAAGCGGCCGACAGAACGCGGCAGGGGGAGATCGCGTCTTTGTTTCCCATGATAATCATACTGCCGTTCTGTCGCTTTACCGCTTCGGCAATCGGGAAACATGGCTTGTAACCGGATGGCTGGATGATAACCCCTCCGATGCACAAGCGGAAGTTTACGATTCCGCAGATGCTACAAGCGCCGGAGCTACACGTTTTCAATCCGGCGATGGAGCGGAGGGTGAAACTGTTATACAGCCGCTCGGAGCGGACGGCAAGCCGCTCTTTCATGATGCCGTCAGGAACAATCCCCGCGCATCCATCACGCCGGTGGGCGACGAGTATCTGATTCAGCTTTACAAGGGGGCTGATCTTTCCTCCCTTCTGCATGAAACAGGTCATATGTTCCTGTTCGAGATGGAGCAGGATATCCGGGCCGGGCTGGCCGACGAATCCTTGCGGGTGGATTATGATACCCTGCAAGCGTGGCTGGGGACGCTGGATGACGACGCAGCCCTGAAAGCTGAGTATGATCGCTCCATGAAACAGACCGTGGCCGCTTACGGCAAGCGCGAGTTTGACGCCCTGCCCGACTGGATGAAGGAAGACGCGCGGAACCGTGCCAAACAGGAAATGTTCGCGCGGGGCTTTGAGCAATACCTGCGGGAAGGCAAGGCCCCGGCCCGTTCGCTGGAATCCGCCTTTACCCGTTTCAGAAAATGGCTGCTCAATATCTACAGAAAGGCGCTCCAACTCAATGTGGAACTGACCGACGATGTGCGCGGAGTGTTTGACCGCCTGTTGGCGACGGATGCGGAAATGAACGCCCGCGCAGTGGAAAACGGACTGGTGGATCTGACGGCGCGGGAACTGGACGCGCTTGGGCTGAAAGGCGCGGACAGAATCGCCGTGTCCGGTCTCATGAAATCCGCTGTGGATGCCGCCGCCGAACGGATGCGGGCGGACAGGGACAGGCGCAGGGATGAACAGTTGAAGACATGGGCGCGGGAAGCCAAAACGGAAGTTGAATCTCTTCCGGTCTATGCCGCGCGCCGGGACATGCAGAAAACCGGACTGGACAAGGATGCCGTGCGCCGCAATTACGGCGACAGGCTGGTTGGTGAGGTTCTGCACGCCCTGCCGGGAAGTCTGCGAAACAAAGGCGGGGCCGATCCGGAACTTTTCGCGCTGGAACATGGCTTCGAGGACGCCGGGAGTATGCTGCTCGCCGTGCGTGATGCCGCCCGCAAGGGCGACATGATGCGGGAGCTGATACACCGGAAACAGGCGGAATGGGACGCCGGGTTCCATGCGGAGGATTATCTTCTGGATACGGAGGAAGTGGCGAAACAGATTGAACTTGTGGGAAGGTATGCGCGGGAGGCTCTTGAAAAAACAGTCGTCGGAAAGGAACGTCCGCCGCGAATGGCCGAACAATCCGTGCTTGCCCGTGTGGTATCGGAAAAACTGGCGGGAATGGAGATGGGCAGGGCCATGCGGACAAATACATTCCGGATGGCCATGCGCCGCGCACTGGCCGCCGAACGCCGCGCCATTGTCGCCGGAGACTGGCAGGCGGTGCTGGACGCCAATTTTCAGGCGCGCATCAATATGGAGTTTGCCAGACAGAGCCTTGAGCTGAAACGCGGGGCGGAAAGGCTGCAAGAGAGGATAAAGAGCTTCACGGGCATGAAAAGGGCTGATGCGGACGCGCGCTTTCTTGTCGGCGCACTGGCGCAGCGGCATGGCATGGGACGGCTTGATCCCCGCCTTGTGACGGAAGAACGCAGAAATCCTGTTGATGTACTCCAGACGTGGCTAAAAGGCGTGGAGGAAGACGGCTATCCGCTCTTTCTGGAAAATGCCTTTACCGGGTCTGATCTGTTCTGGAAGGATATGAGCGTGAATGATTTCCGGGATGTGGCAAACGGCATCGGCCAGATCATGACGGTGGAACGCAACCGCCGCAAGCTCCTGACGGCACGCAACAAGGCTGACCTTGACGCCGTGGCGAAGGAAATCGGAGAGAGTGTTGCCGCATTCAGGAAAGCGTCTCCCGTGAAAACGGTGGAAAAAGAGAACCCCGCGCTCAAGACGCTCAAGGGCATACATGCCGTACATACCAAGATTGAGGCGCTGTGTCTGGCTCTGGACGGCGGCAAGCCGGGGCCGATGTGGGAATACGTCTACCGCCCGATTACAGCGGCGGAAGACAACCAGTCCGTCCGTTTCCGGGGAGCGCGGGACGCGCTGCAAAAACTCTTCTTCAACGCCTATTCGCGCAAGGAACTTTTTGCCATGCGCAGGAATCGTGAATATGTGGAGAGCGTGGGCGAAAAGCTGACGCGGGAAAACATGATCGCCCTTGCCCTGAATATGGGGAATGAGACGAATATCAAGCGCGTTCGTGAAGGACACAAGTGGACGGACGCGCAAATCAGGGATGTGCTGGCACGGCTGACGCGCAAGGATTGGGAGTTTGTGCAGGGAGTATGGGATTATCTTGAAACCTTCCGGGACGAGAGTTTCCGTCTCCAGGAAGACATTACCGGGATGCGCCCGCAGGCCGTGGAAGCGACGCCTTTGACCGTGACGACTGCGGATGGGGAAACCATGACGCTGCGCGGCGGGTACTATCCCATCAAATACAACTCGGAAAAAGGCTTTATGGCCTTCCAGCGTGAACAGAAGGAGATGGACAGGGAGTTTTTCGGGGGAAACTCGTACAGCGCGGCACAGACACGGCAGGGGCATTTGAAGGATCGGGCGCGCAAGGGGACGGAGGAACCGCTTCTGCTGGAACTTTCCGTTGTGACGGATCATGTGTTCAATGTCATTCATGACCTGAGTTATCGCCGGGCTGTGCTGGATGTGGCGAAGGTAATAAAACATCCCGTGGTACGCGATGCCGTGCGCGGCGCCGTGGGGATGGAGATGTACGAGGAACTCAAGCCCTGGCTTATGGATGTAGCCAATGAACGGCAGGAACCCATGCACGCCGTTCACCGTATGGCGAACTGGGCGCGGGCCTCGTCGTCCGTGATGCAAATGGGCTGGAAGGTGACAACCATGCTGGCGCAGCCTCTCGGTCTGCTCCAGACGGCGGATGTCATCGGGTATCGGGACACGGCGGCGGGACTGAAAAAGGTCTACAGTAACCCGTTGCGTCTGCCGGAGCTGCTGGATGAAACCTTTGCCCGCTCTCCCATGATGGCAGAGCGGATGCGCTCGTTCGACCGGGAAATCCGCGACATGACCAAAAAGCTCATGCCTTCTTCCGGGCTGTTCGGCTGGGTGGACAAGATTCGTGACTCGGCTTTCCTGCCCATCGGCGTGATCCAGATGGGCGTTGATCTGCCCACATGGTGGGGCGGATATATCAGGGGCCTGCGGGAATTTCACGGCGATGAGACGCGGGCGGCGGAATATGCTGACAGTATCGTCCGCATGAGCCAGGGGAGCGGCGGCACAAAAGACCTTGCCCGCGTCCAGCGCGGCGGCCCTCTGCTCCGGCTGGCGACGATGTTCTATTCCTACTTCAACACCTTTTATAATCTTACGGCCCGGCGCTTTACCGAACTGCGCCTTGACCGCTCCCCCGCCGCCGTGTTCCGCGCGGCCAATACCGCTCTTCTGCTGTGGTTCCTGCCTTCCGTCCTGGGAGAACTTGTGGCGGGGCGCGGGCCGGATGATGATGAAGAATGGGCTGAATGGATTGGAATGCAGATTTTGCAGTATCCGTTCCAGGCGGTGGTCGGTGTGCGTGATCTGGCAAGCGGCATCTTTGGCGAATACGGGTATCAGATTACACCGGCGGAATCCGCTCCCGCGAGTCTGGTAAAATGGTTCAAGGCCGTCAACAGGGCGCTGGAGGAGGAAGATGCCGGGGGACTGGCGAAGCCCACGGCGGAAGCCGCAGGCTATCTGTTCAGTCTGCCGATGAAGCAGCCAATCATTACCGTAGGAAATATATGGGACTATGTGACTGGAGAAGACCCTGATTTCTATGTACGGGATTTACTCTTTGTAAAACCCAAGGATAGACGATAAGGCAAGTGGCGGGGGCGTGCCGCGCCCCCACCGGAGCGATGGGCAAACATCGCCCCACGGCCCCACAAGCGGAAGAAGGCCGCTTGCAGAGTTACCGCCTTGCATGGCGCTCCGTTTTGTGAACGGGAGCGGGCGCACCATAGCGTTAAGCGGCTGACGGGGGCAAGTTAAGGATTTTAACCGATTATGACAGGGGAAAGACTGACGGCAAAAGAAGCGGCGGTTGTTCTGGGCTACTCGGAAAAGACGTTGCAGAAATGGCGGAATCAGGGAACCGGCCCGCGCTGGACGAGCTGCAACGGGCGCATATGGTATCGCCGGGACTGGATTGAGGAATGGCTGGAATCAATCTGGGCGAAGGCCAGAGGGAATACGGCGGGGTAAAAGAAAAGGCCGGGGCACAGAGGCTCCGGCCTTTGTTGCGTAAAAGAGTGCTCACCGGCATGGGAAGGGCCGTACCCTCTCCCCTCTTTTTTCTCACGAACTCACGAAATTTCACGAAAGCCTTTTTC